CACGTTGCTGGTGCAGCCCTACATCATGTTCTATGACCTGGTGTGGCTAATCTTGCCGCTCGTCCTTCTCATTCGTGACCACCGGGCCGTGGCGCTGGGGCGCATGGAATGGATTGTCATCGGCGCAGCCTGGCTGGCGCCCGCCCAAGCCGTCCTCTCAGCGTACCTTCACCAATACCTGAACGTTCTCCCGGCCGTAATGATCGCCTTGCTGATCATCGTGGTGCGGCGGCATTCGGCGACGGCACGCGAATCAACCGACGCCTGCGGAGAGACATCCCGGCGCACTTGTTGACCACCGGCGTCATCGACAACGGCCCTACGAGGTCGAAGAACTGGAAGTGCTGCCGATTGCGCGACGACAAAGGGGGGAAATCACCCGCCGGCCTTTGCTGGGCTTGGCTTCGCGGCACTAAGTGCCACCGATTGGCGTGGAGTGCAAATGTTGCGATTACGCAACAAAGAGGTAGGTTGGTGCGAGGGAGGGGAAGCGTGAGCGCTGGGAAATCAGCGCGTTAGCAGACTTCCGGGGGAATCCTGGGGACTTGTAGCTCGCCCGATTCTGTTATGTGAGGGGCTCTCCCCACGGGGACGCGCCAAGTTTACAGGCCGTTGCACTCGGCCATATACTGTATAAATATACAGTACTCAACAGTGCATCATGGGTAACAACAGACTGGCTCGGACCTGCCAAATCCCCACAAACGCTGCCGCGCCTGGCGACATCGTCCCCACCGAAAACGGAATCCTTGGCCGAGTGCCTGGCGTTTATGTTGCGCAAGCGGTGAACTCACTCCCTCCTCCTACGGCGATCGGGCCCGGCGCCGCGACGGTCGTGGTGGAGGCGGGAGAGCTGGGCCTCGTGCATGTTTCGGTCGAGCGCCGGCGGGCCAAGCACGGCCGGCACTCGCATTACTTCTGGACGGCCGTTCGGGCCGAGCCATTGGATGATCCGACCCGGTGAGCGTGGCAGTGCGTGAGCTAACCGGCGGAATCGAGACGAAAGACGGCCGTCGCTTCTCTCTGCTTGATCTGTCCAAGCTGCATAAGCACTTTGCCTCACCACTGTATATACATACAGCCAATTTCCGCCGGATGGTGAAAGTCGGTGGGGGCACCGGAAAAAGGTAACCTTGGTAACCACGTCTGGAGAATTGCCCGCAAACCGTTGTGGTGCAAGGCTTAGCGGGTTTCGAGCAAAAGGTAACATTGGGGTAACTTTAAGGTAACCAGATTACCTTTTTCATAGGTAACACCTTCCAAATCACCCCCTCAATAAAATCAATGACTTAGCGAGAGGTTACCTTTTAGGTTACCCAAGATTACCTTCCAAAGGTAACCACCGCTTTCCTTATAAATCATGTAGTTAGACGGCATTTTCGGGCTTAGTTACCGAGGTTACCTTTTTCCGGACCCTGCCCTAGTTCATAGGATTGAAGCGGCATCGCCCCGGAGCGATGTACTGGAGGCTTGTTGCGACGATAGGCGCCGAGAATTGAAAATTTCACTGCTGTCGTACGTCGTCCGCTGGCGCCAAGACTGGCGGGTGGAAGCGGCGCCGCACGCGTGCATCAAAACTGACCTACGAGGCGCGCCGGCGAGGCGGGGTCGAAGTGGCGCGCTGAAGGATGACATATCGGTCGTCGGGTAGTCCTAGTCACATTACCCTCACAGACTTCCAGATGCGGCAAAATTTGAATGTCTAGTGCTCCATTCGGAGGGGATGCCGCGTGCAGCACGTCCATTTCTATCAGCATGAGGCAGCTTGAATGCGAACCGACGAGTTCATTGATCTTGTACGACACGCCTGGCCTACAGAGAGCAATAGCGACCCAAGCACGGACGTGCTCCAGGTCTCGACCCCTCCCTATTCGCGCGAGCGTAGCCAGAAAATCAGGAACTGCTTCCCGCATGACACAAACGCAATCCGACAACAAATAGCAAGGATACGAAAAGAACTTATTTTGCGATCAGTATGCAGTGAAGAGGACGTGCAACGTCCTTTAATCGTTGCTCACGAGTTAATCCTCAATTATTTGAGGGGTGAACCTGAAGGCGAAATTCAGGGGCACGTGGAGTGGCGAAAGGCACTCGAGCTAATGTGTAGTGCTCCGCGCTCACCGCATTTCTCCAACTATGAATCGGTTCTAGGCAGCTGCGAGGATGAGCGAGCCTTGGCTACGGCAGTGCAATATCTTAAGAAAGTCGGATACGATATCAATTTCGCAGAAGGCGAGCTAAAAATATCCGACGACGAAGAAAGGAAACTTGCAACTGACATCGACTCGCTCGTAGCAACTGTGGGCGGACGCGTAGTATTGGACTGTGTATTCCATCAAATTAACCATCTATTCGACCCCAGATTTCAACGATACCGCTTCGTAAGAAAGACAAGCCAATGGAATCACCAAGTAAACCCCCAGCAGCCTTTTGGATATTTGATTAACCTTGCCGTAAAGCATTGGCATCTCGAACCAAAAGAAACAAATCTGAATCTACTAGATAAAATTCAACACCTTTCCACTGCCTACAGCGCATTGCATGAGGTCCAACCATACAACCCATACTCGTCCCTGTTCGTTGACACCCAAAATATAATTAATTTTCTTCAGCGATCGGTGCGCTACGACTCATTATTCAGCATCTTTCAACTCAGAGTTACTGACGCGAAAATTTTATATAAAGGCTTGCTGCGAAAGCATATTTCATCACGCACCACCATTCGAGGGATTGGCGTGGCCGAAGTAATTCGATTGACGGACTTCATCATTGATCGACATTGCCGCGGAAATTTCAAGATTCCTTTCAGCGCGAAATCGATAGCGCAAGAAAGAAAAATGAGGGAATCAACTGTACGGAAGATAATTGACACAGTGCTCGCTCATGAGCCACATGCCGCAAACAAGGATTACCTTCTTGCCGCTAATGTAGACTTGGTCAATTTTCAAGACAGACCTCTACTGAAACAAAAGAATGGGACCTATCAGATCATTTCCCCTTCAATTTGCGGGCCCGCCTTCGTAACGTCTCTTCTCCAATTTGCCAGCGGGGCCGACAGTAATTTTTACGCCGACCTCGGGCGCCAAGCCGAGCACCTACTCCGGGAAAAACTGACGGCTCACGGCATAACTTGGCATACTGGAGAGTACTCTTCCGTATATGAAGGAAGATTGGAGAAAGGAGAGTGCGACATCGTAATCGAAACCAAGGACGTGGTGTTTTTCTTAGAGACAAAGAACAAGACTCTTACAAATTTGGCTCGCAGCGGCAGCGATCTTCACTTATTCACGGATCTCGCTCTTGGTGCAGTGCATGCGGCAAGCCAAATCATTCGGCACGAACTATTACTAAAATCCAACGGCACATTGACGCTTAAAGATGGTGATTTAAATCATACAGTACACCTCAACAACCGCCATGTTGAGAGGATATCTATCAGCCTACCGGAATTTGGCGCACTCCAAGACCGGATAATTTTGGACCATCTGTTGAACGCCTTTTTGCGAGCTGACTTTTCAACCAACAGCGGAGTAATGAAAAAGCAGTTTTCGCAAGCAAACAAAATTGCACAAAGTCTGAGGAATTCTTGCGCGGGACTTGCGAAACTGGGCGCCGACACCACGAGAATGTTCTTCTCAAACTGGCATTTGAGCTTTGCTCAATTATGTGTTCTGCTGGACAGAGTGAAATCGAATGAGGATTTCAAATCGGAGCTATGGCGAACGAGAAATATTGTGACGGGCACGCATGATTGGTATCACGATCAGAGCCACATGATCGGTCTTTATGAAAACGTGACAGCCAGTACAGATGCTGGTTAGGAACAGGCAGAGCCACGCGCGTATTTACCGCCCACGCCCAATGTCAACTTCCTAAACAGGCAGATCGTTCAACCCATACCCCCCAAACCTAACCACCCCCTCCCCAACCCACTCATTCACCTCCGCCAGCCGCTCCTGCAGCGGCTTCACCTCATTCCTCGCAAAAACCAAAGCCGCTTTTTCAGCATCCCCAAATCCCCCAGTATTAGCCGGAATAATCCCCATCAACTGCGGCGGCACCCGATGCGCGGCCAGCTGGTCGTCCCGCGTCACGTTCTTGATATTCCAGAACTCATCCTTGGCAGCCACCTCGGAAACAGGAATCAACTGAATCCCGTCCTTTTTGCCCGAAGGCGCATACATAAACAGGTTCCGGAAATTTCCCGGTCCTTTGCTGTTCTTCAGCGCCTCGCGCAACGCGTCCACGTCTTCCTGCTTCTGCGCCGCGTCCGTCATGTACAGGATGAACCCGGCATGGCTGCCGTTCTTGTAATACCGCCGCCGGAACAGCGTCGCTGATTCGTTCAGCCAGGTCGCGTTCAGCGCCGACAGGTATTCGGGCAGCCCATACACCTCCTGGTTGATATCTGGCTCCATCAGGTGGAACACGCTACCAGATTTGAACCGATGCACGTCCTGCATGTTTTGCACGAAGAAGTAGCTGTCCAGATCCAGCCCCCGCCGCATGTACTTTGCCAGGGCCGGCTCCAGCGCCACCGGCCGCCCCAGCACGTTGTCGCGCCGCTCCAGGTATCCATTCCCGAACACCAGAAAATCCTGCACCCACCGCGCGAACGCCGACCGCGACAGCAGCTTGTGCGGGATGAACGTCGACACCAGGATGTTCCGCTTCACGTAAATCGGCGAGCTGTTATGCACCGCCGCGCGAAACGTGCGCGCCAGCCCCTCCCAGGGCATCGGCGGCTCGAACCAGTCGCCCACGCGCAGGCATTCCACGTAGTCCAGCAGCTCGCGCCGATCCAGCACGGCCACCGGGTCGCCAAACGTGAACGCCTCCAACGCCCCGGCGCCAGCGCGCGCCGCCGTGCCACCCTTCCGACGAAATTTCCCCATGCTCATGACATCTCCATAATGCTGGTGTTCGTTGTGGTCACACCCTCCAACGGCTCGTGCGCGATGGCGTGCATACAGGCCCAGGCCAGATCCGCGTGGCTGGTTTCCTCCGACCGGCCGGCCTGATAGGTGACCCGCCCCCCGGCAGCCGTGGTGGTCTTCCGGATAGACATGAACGACGCGGCGAAGTCCGTCCACCCGGCATCGAATTCCAGCCGCCCCTTGCTGATCACGTCGTGCGCCTTCAGCACCAGGCCGGTCTTCACGTCCACGGAATAGGTAAAGCCCCGCGCATCGGGCCGGAACTTACTGACCAGCTGGAACACGGCATCGCCAATGCCCGTCCGGTCGATGCCGATGTACGCCACGCTGTACCGCTCGCACACCCGCTTGATCGCCGCCGCCTGCTCCTCGTAGTCGATGCCGCGGAACTGGTGCTTCTCCAGCACCCGGAACTTGCCGCCGGCCACCAGCGGCGGCGCCACCACCACAAGCGCCGCGCTGTCGCCGCCGCCACCGTTCGGGTCATAGCCCACCCACACATCCCGGTTGCCAAACGGTCGCGGCGACCAGTGCCGGAAGTCCTCCCACACCTCCCAGCTATCCACCGTGCAGCGCATCAGCATCGACAGCGGAAACACCGACGCCGTATCGTCGATAAACCCGCACATCAGCAGGTTCTCGAAGTCGGCATCGCTGTATTCCAGGCGCAGCTGCTCGATGTCGAACAGGTTGCAACCGCCGGCAATCGCATCCTCCACGGTCACAATCTGCCGCCACTGCCCGTCCGCGCAACGCCGGCCGCCCTTCAGGTTCGCGTGGCTCACATCCACGCGGATGTGGTCTTGCTTCTTCCGCCCCCGATTGAACAGCGCCCCGGACCAGAAGGGGTACGCCTCATGCGCCAGGCTCGAAGGCGTCGAGAAATATGTCTGCCGCCATTTCGAATGGATGGCCATCCCCGACGCCACCTTGCGCAGCTCCTGAAAACGCTGGATCCAGAAATACTCGTCCAGGTACAGGTTGCCGTGGTAGCTCTGCGCCGTGCGCGCGTTGGTGCCCAGGAAGTACAGCGTGGCGCCGTTCGGCAGCACCATCGGGTCACCCTTCAGGTCCACCCCGACGGCATCCCTGGCGAACTGCATGATGTACTGCTTGAAGACGTGCGCCTGCGCCTTGCTGGCCGACAGAAAGATCTGGTTGCGCCCCGTGGTCAGCGCATCGACCAGCGCCTCGCGCGCGAAGTACCAGGTCGCGCCGATCTGCCGGCTCTTCAGGATGTTGCGGATCCGCTCGGCCAGGCCTGCCTCGTACCAGAGTCGCTGATACGCGAACATCGAATCCATGAACGCGTCCACCAGCTCGCCCTGCTGCGCCTCGCTAATCGCGTTGCGCTCCACCTTGCGCCGAGCGCCCTTGTTCCGGTTGGCCACCTTGGGATTCAGGTCGACCTCGTTGCCGCTGGCCTCATAACGCCGCACACGCGCAAGCCGCTCGATCTGCCGGCCCAGCAGGTCGATTTCCTTGTAGTCCTTGCCCTCCTTCTGGTCCTTGGCCACCAGCAGCGCCATCCGCGCCTCCAGGCTCGCGCCCACGCGGTCCACCGTGTCCGCCTTGTGCCACGCCTCACGGCGCTTCCAGCTATGCACGGTCGCGGCCTTGATGCCGAGCATCTCGGCGATGCGCGCGACGCGGTATCCCTGCCAGTAGAGCCCGCGCGCAATGCGGCGCGGGTCCATCTGCGGGTCGAATTGATGCGTGGAAATGGGCGGCAGCGTAGTCATGCCGCAACGCTACCGTTCGCGCGCACGCGTGCCACGCGGACGATGTTGTCTGCCCGGCGCCAACAACACCGCGACGTTGCCCGCGCGAGTCCGCCTGCTCACCATGGCAACACCACTGATTCACCGACGAGACAGCCATGGCCAGCAGCAAGCCCAAGTTCTTCCGCATCGCCACCGAAGGCGCCACCAGCGACGGCCGCGTGATCGACCGCCAGATGCTCCTGCAGATGGCCGCCAGCTATACGCCGCAGACGTACGGCGCCCGCATCAACCTCGAACACATTCGCGGCATCGACCCCAAGGGCATGTTCCAGGCCTACGGCGACGTCCTGGCCCTGAAAGCCGAAGAACAAGACGGCAAGATGCGGCTCTTCGCGCAGCTCGACCCCACGCCCGAACTGGTATCGCTCACCAAAGCTCGCCAGAAAATCTTCTGCTCGATGGAGGTGAACCCCGATTTTGCGGATACCGGCGAGGCCTACCTGACCGGTCTGGCCGTCACGGACAATCCGGCCAGCCTGGGCTGCGAGATGCTGCAATTCAGCGCCAAGGCCAAGGTCAATCCGCTGGCCGACCGTAAGCAGGATCCGAACAACCTGTTCTCCGAAGCCGTCGAAGTCGAACTCGACTTCACCGCCGACGATCCGAGCGAACCTGCCCAGCCCACCAACGGCCTGGCCGCATCCATCAAGCGCCTGTTCGGCTGCGTCGACAAGTCCGAAGCCGGCAGCCAGGCGCAGCACGCGGACACACGCGAGGCCGTCGAGCAACTGGCCCGCGAGATCCACGCGATGGGCGGCACCTTCACGAAGGTCACCCAGGCGCTGGAATCCATCGCCAGTCGCGTCGACACGATCCAGTCCGAGCAGCAAAAAGACAAGGCCGAGTTCTCCACCTTGAAAACCGCGCTCGATTCGACCGAGTCGTACAGCCGCCGCCCACCGGCCACAGGGGGCAACGGCAGCACCGCCGCCTCGACCGACTGCTGACCCGACACCCCATTCCTCCGGAGCCCATCCCATGCGCAACGACACCCGCCGCCTGTACACGGCCTACGAACAACGCATCGCAGAACTGAACGACGTGGACCGCGTCGACCGCAAGTTCAGCGTCGCGCCCACCATCCAGCAGAAGCTGGAAACCCGCGTGCAGGAATCGAGCGAATTCCTTTCGCGGATCAACATCATTGGCGTGCCCGAGCTGGAGGGCGAGAAGGTCGGCCTGGGCGTATCCGGCCCCGTGGCCAGCACCACGGATACGTCGAAGAAGGAACGCCAGACCACCGATCTGGCCGCGCTCGACAATCGCAAGTACCGCTGCGAGAAGACCGACTCCGACACGCACATCACCTACCAGCGCCTGGACACCTGGGCCAAGTTTCCAGACTTCCAGACGCGCCTGCGCGACGCCATCCTGCGCCGCCAGGCACTGGACCGCATCATGATCGGCTTCCACGGCATTGGCCGCGCTGCCACGTCCGACCGCAAGGCGAATCCGATGCTGCAGGACGTGAACACGGGCTGGCTGGAACACCTGCGCAAGGAAGCAAAGGAGCGCGTCATGACCGGCGCCAAGGCGGCCGACAAGATCGTCGTAGGCGGCTTCGATGGCGAACCGGGCCGCGACTACGCCAGCCTCGACGCCCTGGTCTTCGACCTGTGCAACAACCTGATCGCGCCGTGGTACGCCGAAGATCCGGACCTAGTAGTCATCTGTGGCCGCAAGCTGCTGGCCGACAAGTATTTCCCGCTAGTCAACCGCGACCGGGAACCGACCGAAAAGCTGGCCACAGACATCATCATGAGCCAGAAGCGCATCGGCAACCTGCCCGCCATCCGCGTGCCGTATTTCCCGCCGGACGCCCTGCTCGTGACCCGCCTGGACAACCTGTCGATCTACTGGCAGGAGGGCAGCCGCCGCCGCACCATCGTCGACAACGCCAA